CCTCGGGGGTCTCTTCTTCGCTTGTGAAAACTTGCGAGAAAAGCTCCCGAGGATGGCTTTATTTAGGCAATCTTGCCTTGTCTTTCGACACATACGACAGACTTTGTATCTTGTCTATCTTACTGCGAGTCTCACGACTCAAACACCATCTCCATGAACGACAAGTTCAATGTTGGGCATAAGAGATCCCTTTTATGAACAATATGGAGATTCGCTATGGCAACACCGGGATACCGAGTTCGGTCACGTAACGCAATTCACAAAATATGGCTTTATACCCATTATGTGAACCCTTACGCTCCACCGTACCCACAGATCGTCGATGCGAGCTATTCTGCTCTCAACGGCGGATCCCTCGATGTGATGAGTGATATCGTTACACCGAAGTTTCAAAGTATCAAGTCTGAAGGAGGTATTGTTAACAGTCCGATGAAGAAGACCTTCTATTCTTATAGTTGGCCTTCTCTCGTCATCTACGACACCCTCTATCTGCCCGTCAATCAAGTTGGAATATATTCGACTTATAGTGGAAGTTTATTTTCCATATGGGACGATCCCACCGGTGTACGCAAGTACACTGATGGTTCTTATTTCTACTTGAAGGGCTTTCGGCGAGTCACTAACAACGATTCAGTCGTTAAGATCCGCGCGGCAGTTGATGCTAGGAACAAGATCAATCCAGTTCTTGTCCAAAGCATTGTCAGTCTTGCCGAGCTTCGCAAAACGGTACGGCTCGTCACCAATTTAGCTAGAACTTTGGTTAAATTGGGAACAGCTATACGGTCTAGCGGAACTAATGAACAGATCTACGATCTGATCAACGGCGTCAAGAAAGGAAACTTAGGACACGCAAAGAGGGCCCTCCTTGGAGGATCCTCTCGGTATCTAGAATATAGATACGGTATCCGAATTTTAATTCTTGAGATACAAGGTGTGCTTAAAGCATTACATAACGTGCGTCAGGTTAAACCCCGATACACGGCGCGCAGCACGAAAAATATCTACTCTGAATATGTTGGTAGTAAAACTTACCAATATAGTCTGAGCGGTACCGACGTGCATGGAATCCGTTCATCCGAAGATGTGACGGCTCGAGCGTTTGTAATGTATGAAGCTGACTTGAAACATCAGCATGCACGCGATTGGGGTTACTACGAGTTGCCTTTGGCTGCATGGGAGTTAATCCCATATAGCTTTGTCATCGACTGGATTATTCCGATCGGTGCCTGGCTCGAAGCAATAACTCCTAAAGCGGGTGTTAAGATTTTGGCTGAGGGATTGACAATAAAGACTATCCGTTCGGTTGAACGGGAAGTCCTAAGTCACGCCGATCCAATCTCTGGATCTACTCGATATAGTCTCTCGGGCCATGTCGGCTCGATTGATTATTACCAGGAAGAAACTAAAGAGAGGATCGTTGGTTTGTCCCAGCAGTTAAATCGGCCATATGTAGACGTTAAACTTAACGTCGCCCGAGCTCTTGATGCCATAGCCCTTTTGGTTACGGCAGGACGAGGTCTCGGTTCCTCCATACGGAGATAAGTACCATGAATAACCTTCAACTAGCTACAACGTTAGTAGCCCCTACGGGCACCGGCTTGCTCTATACTGCTTTTGAACAGGGCGGCGATATCGCGGCCTACGTCAACGGTAGTGGGGCAACTCGATCACGCATCGCGTTAAAGCGTGTCCAAGCGAAACCGACCCCAACGTATCCAGGTGTCGAGAGACTGAATTTCAAGCGGACTGTCTACCTTACGGTGAACTCCATTGAATATCCAGTCGTTCTCGACATCAACACCAGTATACCGGTGGTGATTGCGTTGGCAGACCGCACTGCGTTTTTCACGCATGCGGCTCTGATGGCTCGTGATCCGATTTTCCAATCGGCTATCGAGACCGGTGCTATTCCGACTTAGTTGTCGGTGAGCACCGTCATGGTCTGTATCTTGGCTTTGAATTTCCTATTGGCATTTGCAGTTCTTTACATAGGTTTACCTATGGGAGAAATGTATCTGTCCTTTCGGGAGCTCATTGCTTTGATTTTGTTTCAGCTCTAAAACGACCGTTTTAGAGTTTTTAATCCTTGGAGATTTGTAATGCGAGACATCAAGTTACAACTTCAGTCCATCCGTAAGGATGTGCTGAAAGGTCTAAAATGCGACTACGCTAAGGAACGATCTAAGGCTATGCCTTGGAAAGTCCTTGATCGACTTGTCGATGATTGTATCGAGGAAGGTCATATACTTTACGCTCCTTTAAAAGAGTGTATCAAGAACAGAGATGTTCTTGAGTATATGGCCTTGCAGAAGTATAATGACCCACAGTTGTATAGGTCATCAACGGAGTTTGCTGCCGTTGCTTCTGTTTTATCCTTCCTTAAAAAGTTTCCTTTCGGGAAGGTAGCCCCCATCGATCCTGAATTAACTGCTAAAGAGAAGTTCTTCGAAGCTGAAAGGCTTTGTCGAGCTACTAATAAGCGGTTAAAACACTTTCGACGTTTTCCCCATCGTCTTGAGCATAAAAACTCTCGACCCGGCTTTAACTGGATATTTCATTCAGCTAGACGGTTGATAGAGAAATGGCTAGGTCCTCTAGATCTTAATAAGATCTATGATCATACTCGGCACGGTCCAGGAGGAAGTATCGGTGTTACGGGTGATGGCACAACTGCGTATTTCAAATATGCTTTGACGCCATACACCGTTTCCTCAGGAGCTCTATCTTATGCAGAGGCAGCAATCCTTGCGGATCCGCTGTGGCGACGTGGTCTTCTTAACCAATGTTCAATTATTGGGGATGAAGTTCCATCTGTCACTGAATCACGATCTACTGTGATTTCTATGCTTAAGGTAGTCGATTATAATAAAGTAACCTTCGTCCTCAAGACAGCTTTGACCCATCGGGCCATAGCTATCGAGCCAACGATGAGTATCTATCTTCAACTCGGAGCAGGTGACTGTATGGCGGATTGTCTCCGACATGCTGGCACCGATATCCGTTCTCAAGCTAGAAATCAAACGCTAGCTAGAGAAGGCTCAATTTGGAAAGGCTCGTTTTGGGATTGTCCTGTTACAATGGACCTTTCCATGGCAAGCGATACAAATTGTACTGAGCTGGTTCGGGAATTGTTCCCCGATGATTGGTACTCGTTACTTAACTCTTTACGTAGTCCTTACGGACTTCTTGAAGGGAAGTATTACCTTTACTCGAAGTTTTCGAGCATGGGTAACGGCTTTACCTTTCCACTAGAGACTATGATCTTCAAGGCTTTGGCCGAAAGTACAGCAATGTACTGCGGCTTTAGCCCCATAAATGTTTCCATTTATGGGGATGACATAATCTGTCCTAGAGGCATGGCTTTGAAACTTACTGAAATTTTAGCCTTTGCAGGCTTTAAAATCAATAGTGATAAGACATTCCTCTTCGGCCCGTTCCGCGAATCTTGTGGGACTGACTGGTTTGAAGGTGTTGACGTTCGTCCTTTCTTTCTTAAGAGAGAAATTAAAAATGATAGCGACCTTGTTTTTATTACTAATAGCTTGGGGGGTCTATACGGTCTTTATGACCATAATATTCCTCTTTCTGCTAACAGCAGTCGTGATTCTTGGGTCAGATATTTTCCCAAGGCTATCGGCTTTTGTTACGACTCTATATCGCAAGATATTCGGTCGAATCTCCTAGGTCCTCGTGTTGAGGATCTAGAAGGGCACCTTCACTGTCCCTGGGATCAAGCTCAGAAGTCTAAGCTTGTTCTTTGGAACCGTGATGTTCAGGCTTGGTCGTATTATTCTGCGAAGTCTAAAACCATATCTTATGGTGGTAGACCTGGACCATTGTACTTGCAAATGATCCAAAATTGCAGTTCGGACGACAAATCTATTCCTATATTAGGTCCAAGAGAAATCTTGTTCCTCACTTCGTATCATCCAGACCTAGCTGCTGTCTGTGCGATAAAAAGTGGTGGTGGCCTTACGGCTGTCACATATCGAAATAGAACGAAGGTATCGTTAACGGCGCAAGTCAGTAATGGCTGGCGTTTCGATTAACGTCGAGCACTCTTAAAACAGTGATCGATTGGCTTCGGC